GAAGCCTGAAACATGCAATTCGATTTCAACCCGTCCGACGTTCCCACCACCGAGAAGAGCTACGAGGTGCTGCCCGCGGGCTGGTACACCGCATCGGTCACCGGCGCCGAGGTGAAGGCGACCAAGTCGGGGACCGGTCAGTACCTCCGCGTGGAGTACACGATCTCGGGACCGTCCGGCGCGGGCCGCAAGGTCTGGTCGAACTACAACGTGCGCAACGAGAACCCGAAGGCCGAGAGCATCGGCCGCGAGCAGCTCGCCGAGCTCTGCCGCTGCGTCGGGCTCGCCCGCGTCAACGACACCGACCAGCTTCTCGGATGCAACGTCAGCGTGAAGCTTAAGGTGCGCGAAGCCTCGAACGGCTACGAGGCGCAGAACGAGGTGCAGGGGCACAAGGCGCTCGAAGGCTCCGCGCCGCCTGCACCGGCGGCTGCCCCGAAGGCCGCGGCGAAGGCCGGGCCGAAGCCGCCCTGGGCGAAGTGACGCACGCCGCGAAGTAACGCGAAGAAGCGAGGGCCGCCGCCGGAAGGCGTTCGACGGCGGTCCTCATTGTTTCCCATAGCACGAGAAGGCAGATGAGAATTCCAGAAGGTCAGAACACCATCGCCGCACTCATCGACGCGGCGCACGAAGCGAAGCGAGCGTCGCACAAGGAGTGCTTTCGCCCGCACATGGGCGCCTCGACGCTCGGCGAGAAGTGCGAGCGCAAGTTGTGGCTGTCTTTCCGGTGGGCGTTCCGCGATCAGTTTCCCGGCCGCATCCTGCGCGTCTTCCGTCGTGGGCACCGCGAGGAGGAGACGGTCGTCGAAGACCTGCGCGCGATCGGAATGAAGGTGCGCGCAACCGGTGCCGACCAAACGCGCGTCGAGTTCGGCTCGCACGTCAGCGGGTCGATCGACGGCATCATCACCGCAGGCGTGCCGGAAGCGCCGAAGGCCGCGCACGTCCTCGAGATCAAGACGCACAGCAAGAAGAGCTGGGAAGACGTCGAGAAGCAGGGCGTCGAGAAGAGCCAGCCGAAACACTACACCCAGATGCAGATCTACATGCGCGGCACCGGCGTCGACCGCGCGCTTTACGTTGCGATCTGCAAGGACGATGACCGCCTGTACACCGAGCGCGTGCGCTTCGACCGCGAACACGCAGAGCGCGCCATCGCCCGAGGTCAGCGCATCGCAACGTCAGACGAGATGCCGCCGCCCATCAGCACGGACCCCACTTGGTACGAGTGCAAGTGGTGCAGCGCGCATGACCTTTGCCATGGCTCGCGCGTGGTTCGTGAGGTGAATTGCAGGACGTGCGCGCACTCGACCGCCACGCCGGAGTCGACGTGGACGTGCGCACGGCACGGCGAGAACGTCATCCCGACCGATTGGCAACGCGAGGCGCACGACTGCCACGCGCTCCACTTCGACATGGTGCCATTCGAGTTCGTAGGCGTGCGGGACTGGGCGATCGTCTTCCGCATCGACGGCTCCGAAGTCGTCAACGGCCCCGGCGGCTTCAGCTCGTCCGAGATCGTCGCGAACCCGCAGGCATGCGTCGACCCGACGCTCGTTCAGCTTCGCCGCAAGTTCGACGCGAAGGTGGTGGGATGAGCGGCCCCGTTCAACTGCGCGAGTACCAGCAACGCGCCATCGACCAGCTGTACGCGTGGTTCAGCGCGAACCCGAGCGGACACCCGTGCCTCGTGCTGCCCACCGGCGCTGGCAAGTCTCACATCGTCGCCGCGCTCTGCCGCGACGCACTCACGAGCTGGCCGGAGACGCGCGTGCTCATGCTCACGCACGTGAAGGAGCTCATCGAGCAGAACGCAGAGAAGATGCGCCAGCACTGGCCGGGGGCGCCCATGGGCATCTACTCGGCGAGCATCGGTCGGAAGGAACTCGGCGAGCCCATCACCTTCGCGGGCATTCAGTCGATCCGCAAGCGCGCCGTCGAAGTCGGTCACGTCGACCTCGTCATCATCGACGAGTGCCACCTCGTCTCGCACAAGGACGAGGGCGGCTATCGCACGTTCATCGCCGACCTCACGCGCATCAACCCCGCGCTCCGCGTCGTCGGTCTCACCGCGACGCCGTACCGTCTCGGGCACGGCCTCATTACCGACGAGCCTGCGCTCTTCGCCGACCTCATCGAGCCGGTGAGCATCGAAGAGCTCGTGCACAAGAAGCACCTCGCCCCGCTGCGCTCGAAGATCACGCAGGCGAAGCTGAGCACCGACGGCGTGCACAAGCGCGGCGGCGAGTACATCGAGAGCGAGCTACAGGCCGCCGTCGACACCGCCGACAAGAACGCCGCCGTCGTGCGCGAGGTTCTCGCGCTCGCAGGCGACCGAAAGAGCTGGCTCTTCTTCTGCTGCGGCGTCGAGCACGCGAAGCACGTTTGCGACGCCCTACAGGCCGAAGGCGTCGCCGCTGCGTGCGTGACGGGCGAGACGCCGAAGACGGAGCGTCAGCGCGTCCTAGCGGCGTTTAAGCGCGGAGAGCTGCGCGCGTTGACGAACGCGAACGTGCTCACGACGGGGTTCGACGCCCCGAACATCGACCTGATCGCGATGCTTCGCCCGACCCTCTCGCCGAGCCTCTACGTGCAGATGGCGGGGCGCGGGCTCAGGCCGAAGGCGCACACCGACCACTGCCTCGTCCTCGACTTCGCTGGCGTCGTCGCAACGCACGGGCCCATCACCGCCGTGCAGCCGCCAGACAAGGCAGGCGAAGGCGAAGGCGAGGCGCCCGTGAAGGTCTGCGACGAGTGCGGGGAGCTCGTGCACCCTACGTGCCGAACCTGCCCGTCGTGCGGCTTCGAGTTCCCGCCGCCGCCTGAGAAGAAGTTCGCGCTTCGGAACGACGACATCATGGGCGCCGAGGGCTCGGATCTCATCGTGACGGACTGGCGATGGCAGCGCCACGTCAGCGCGTCGAGCGGTCTCGAAATGCTGCGCGTCCGCTACTACGGCAGCATCTCCGAGAAGCCCATCGACGAGTACATCACGGTGCTTCATCCGGGCTACGCTGGCGACAAGGCACGCCGCACGCTCGCGAGCATCGCGCAGAGCGCAGGCGTCTCGCCGGGGTGGGCGCTCGACGACAACCTCGACGCCGTAGCGGCTGCGCTGAACGATGCGAACCCGCCGCGCGTGGTGACGTTCGAGCGTGATGGGAAGTTCTTTCGAGTGAAGCGGAGGGAATGGTGAAAGAAGGCATCGACAAGGATCTCGACGAGCGCATCACGCGTGCCGCGCGGAAGTTCTGCAAGGAGCGCTGCCCTGCTTGGGAAGAAGACTTCGCGCAGGAACTGAGGCTCCGCGCGTTCGAAGCTGGCCACGAAGTCGCCTCGACGTGGAAGATGCGTCTTCAGCTCAGCGTCATCGCGCAGGCGTGGTTCGGTCGACGCAGGAGCGGCGCGATGTTCCTTGAACAGTGCGAGGAGCGCGAGACGCTCGAAGAGCTCGTGCGCGTCTCACCGGTGCAGCCTGACGCCATCATCGCGTGGCACCGGCTGAAGGAGCTTTGGCCGAAGTTCTCCGCGCACGAGAAGGCCGGAATCTACACCATTTTGACGGACGATTTCGCCGCTGAGACGGCGCGCAAGCTCGGGTGCGGAAGCACGAGCGCACACCGAGGGATGCGCTCCGCGCTCGACCGATTGGCCAATCCAAAAGAGGCCAAGCGCAAGCAGGAAGAAGAACGCCGCAAGGCGCGCAAGCGCGCGAGCGCTTGGTACGCGAAGAAGAAAGAAGAGGCCGCGCGATGCGCTTGAAGACGATTCAGGAGTGGCAGTCCGCGATGCCGCGTTGCTGCCTCAACTGCGACCATTACTTGACCCACCGCGGCGAGTGGGAGGAAGGTGCATCATGCAAAGTGTTCGGAGCAAACCCGCCGCGCGAGTTCGTCGAGCAAGCAAACGAGTGCGAGTCGTGGGCGCAACTGATCCCGTTCTGACGTCGAGCACGACTGCGCGCGTACCCACCGAGCACGAAGAGCAGCGCAACCTCGTTCGATGGTTCCGCCAGACGTTCGGTCTCGTGAGCAAGGGCGGGGTGCGCATCTTCGCGATCCCGAACGGCTCGCAGAGGTCGAGGACGACCGGCGCGAAGCTGAAGGCCGAGGGCGTCTCCGCTGGCGTGCCTGACCTCTTCGTGCCCGCGTGGTGTCTCTGGGTCGAAATGAAGCGCGCCGAGGGTGGAAGCGTCTCTGCCGAGCAGCGCGACTGGCACGCTTACCTGCGGTCCGTCGGTCACACGGTGCTCGTTTGCCGTGGTTTTTCCCACGCGCGCGAAGAAATCGAAGCCTTCGTGAAAAAGAGGTAGACGAGAGTTCTTTCCGCGTGTAGCGTCTCTCTTGTCGACGCGATTCGCGACGACGCCGCCGAACGGGCGGAGAACTGAGAAAGG